AATCCATTTTATTTAACCACTAATCATACAAGTTCTTGGCATCACGTAGTTTATCAAAAGATTCTTTCTGAGTATGAATTAGAAAGACTTCGTTCGCCACAAAATGAACATGATCAATTAGTATTTGATAGTTTAGACAAAGAAACTCAAGACAAAATTAAAAATGGTCAATGGGCAAGAGATGGATTAAAAATACAAATTAATCCTACAAATATTATTTACTCTTTTTATAAAAAGCAAGATTATGAACCTTTTGCTGTGCCTTTTGGATTTGCTGTACTTGATGATATTAACTTCAAGATGGAAATGAAGAAGATAGATCAAGCAATTTGCCGCACAATTGAGAATGTTATTCTATTAATAACAATGGGTACTGAACCAACTAAAGGTGGTATTAATCATAAAAACATTCAAGCAATGCAAAATCTTTTGCGTAATCAATCAGTTGGTCGCGTTCTTGTTGCAGACTATACAACAAAAGCTGAATTTTTAATTCCTGATATGAACAAGGTATTAGGATATGAAAAATATAAAATTGTTAATGAAGATATTAAAGAAGGTTTGCAAAATATATTGATTGGTTCTGAAAAATTTGCCAATACAACAGTTAAGGCTCAAGTATTTTTTGAAAGATTGAAAGAAGCGCGAAATGCATTTTTAAATGATTTCTTGCAGCCTCAACTTGATTTAATATTTAGAAATTTAGGATTTAAGGGTAAATGTCCTCAAGCTAAATTTGAAGAAGTATCAATTAAAGACGAGACTCAATTTAATCGTGTTGTCACAAGAATGATGGAACTTGGTATTCTTCCTCCTGAAGAAGGTCTTAAGGTCATTGAAACTGGTATTTATCCAACTCCAGAAGAATTAGTTGCTGCTCAAGAAAAATTTGTTCAACAAAGAGAACAGGGATATTACAATCCAATTGTTGGTGGTGTTCCAATGATACCTCCTCCTATGCCTGAAATTGCTGGACCAGCGCCAATAGCAAAGAAAACTTCGACTCCAAATGAAAAGGGTCGTCCATTAGGAGCTAAAGCTTCTGTATTTGCAAAAGAAGCTATTGCAAAAGCAATTGATGAAACAAAAAATTTAAATTCATTAGTTGAATTAGCTTTAAAAAAGAAATATGCAAAAAAGACATTATCAGCCGATCAAAAGAAAATAGCTACAAGCATAAGTGAAGCAATCATCATTGGATCGGAAAATAATAACTGGAATGAGTTAGCGAGTAAAGTTGTAAATGATCCATCTGTTTTAGATAAATTAGGAATATTAAAATCTATTCAAGATCTTGCTGGTGAACATCAATTAGATACTTATTCTGCTAGCTTATTATATCACAGCACTAAATATTCTGTGTAAATACATGATATATGTTTCTTTATAAAACAAAATTTGAGAATATAGTTACGGCTTCTGCCAACTTTGATAATAATCCATTATTATCACTTGCTTCTTTAGAGCCGCTCAAATCTTTAATACCATCTTCTGTTAATTTAGATAAGAACATTGATTTGGTTGGGGCAGCGTTTAATGCCGCTGTTGTTAACAAGTTTAACAAGAACGGTGATGGTATCGACACAAATACAGCAATTGCATTTAAGAAATATTTTATTCATAAACCCACAAACATAGAACATAAAAAGCAAAGAGTTGTCGGTCACATTGTTAATTCAGCGTTTTCTTCTATTGGAGATAATACGTTATTATTTGAAGATGATGTAAAAGGAAGTTTGAATCCTTTTAATATTGCACTTGCTGCTGTTGTTTATAAAACAGTTGATAGAGATTTTGCAGATGCTTTAACAAATTCAAATGATCCTGAATCTAATTTATATCAACGTATTAGTGCTAGTTGGGAAATTGGTTTTAATGATTATTTGATTGCAGTTGGTAGTTTGGATTTAAAAAATGCAGAAATAATTAGCAAAAAAGAACAGATTAATGAGTTTAAAAAATATTTAAAAGGATTTGATGGCCCCGGTAAGTTAAATGATGGCACTCCTGTTTACAGATTAGTCACGGGAAGAATTTATCCTTTAGGTATTGGTTTCACAACAAATCCAGCGGCTGACGTTCAAGGTGTTATTATCGACGATGGAACACCGAACACAAATATCGATAACGAACAAGAAAAAGAATCAGAAGCTATTGAAGTAAATTCTTGTGATATACTTGAGTTACATAATAATAAATTTTCCCAAGATAATAATAATACTGTAATAAATACTAAAACTAAAATTATGGATCTAGAACAAATTATATCCGCGTTAAAGACGGTGCTTGCTGAAAAGCAGGATTCTGTAAAATTCAGCGAAGAAGCCGTCGCTAATATTTCAGCTCAAATCGCTGAAAGCATTAAAAACAAAAACAACGAATTTAAAGCCCAGCTCGCTGCGGCTGAAGATGAGAAAGCTAAGGCTGTTGCTGATGCTGAGAAACTTCGCGTTGATTTAGATCAGGCTGTTGCCAAGTTGAATGAACTTGAAACAGCTGTTAAAGCCAAAGCTTCTGAAGAGCTTTTCAATACCAGAATGTCAATTCTAGATCAAGAATATGATTTTGATGATTCTGATCGCGCAATTTTAGCAAAAGATCTTAACTCATTAGAGAGTTCTGAAGAGTCTTTTGCATCTTATAAAGATAAAGTTTCTGTTCTTTTCAAGCATAAGAGCAAAGCTTTTAAAGCTGAACAAGAAAAAGTTTTCCAAGAAAAATTAGAAGCCGAACTAGCTAAGAGACTTAATACTGTTAAGCCAACAATTACTGAAGCTACCGCTTCAAGTGCTGTTGCAACAGTCGAAGTAGAAACAGCTCTTGCTAATGCTAAGGTCGAAGCTCCAGCTGTTCCTGCTCAGTCAATCGAAGTTACAGAGGCTACACTTTCTTGGAAAGAAAGACTTACAAAAGCCTTTTCCAAAGATAATATAACCATTAAATACTAAACTATATGTCACTAAGACTATATCCATTTAGACAATATAGCGAATACGATGTAATCAATCTATTTGCTAGCGACACTGCGGATTCCGCCCCATCAACAAATGGTAACGGTTCTGCTGGTGTTTTCGTTAAAGTTTCAGCCGGTAACTTGGATCAAGATCCTATTACTTATGCTGCTAACTCCTACCTCGGAAATACTGATTATCCATTCCTTGGAGCTGCTCAGTATCCTTCCGTTCCACTAACTTTCACTGCGGCTACCACTGGCGCTCCAGTTCTTGGTATTACGCTTAATCAGACACTTCAGAATGATGAAAACGGAGAGAAGCTTCTTTATAATCCTGTTAAGAGACAGGAACTTCAAGCCGTTCTTTCTGGACAGGCTGTTCCAGTTGCTACTCGCGGTCTCTTCACATTAGCTGATACAGCAATTGATTGGGTTGATGCTAATATGGCTCCTAACTCACACTTGCTCATTTCAACTAATGCTGGTAAAGTTACTGGTTTAGCTTCTACACAAGTAGCCTCTACAGGTAATCTCGCTTCTGCTTATACCATTATCGGTAGAGTATTAGCCACTGGTTCAAGAGTCTCTCAGAATGGTAAGAGTGACTACTACGCTGGTACTGGCACCGCTGGTGCTAAGTATGCTCTCGTTCAAATTGATTGTGTCAATCCTTCAACCCTATAATTTTAACTAAAACAAGAATATGAAAATTATTTTAAAGAGAACAGACGAGCAGGTTGAATTAGTTAAGGCTATGGCTTCACGCAATCGTGAAACCGCTTATGAAGCTCAGGTCGCTTTGGCTGAGTTTATTGGCCCAGTATTAGCTGAAGTTATCAACAACGCTCCAACCGTTTCTAACCTCTTCACAAGCCTCCAATTCAATGCTGAAGATAATCCTTCCATTCCATTGGATCTTTACTATGATATTTTTGATGAAGACTATATCAAGGTTTACAGCCAAACTGTTGCCGGTGGTCTTCCTCAGAACATTGTTCAACCTTTAGCTTCTGAACTTAAGTTAGCTACTTACAAGCTCGATAGCGCTGTCGCTTTCGATAAGAAGTATGCTGCTAAGAGCCGTTTAGATGTCGTTAGCAAGTCTTTCACCCGTGTAGCTCAAGAAGTTATGCTCAAGCAGGAAAGAACATCAGCTAACCTTCTCATGACTGCTCTTGCTCAGGCTTCTACTGGTAATAGCTCAACTGCTGCTAATAACTACCATGTTTTCCGTACTGCTGGTGCTAACAGATTCGTATTGGAAGATTTAAATAAGTTATTCACTAAGATTAAGCGTATTAACGCTTCATTCGTTGGTGGTACTCCTTCTGGTGCTCGCAGAGGTCTTACTGATCTTATCGTTTCTCCAGAAGTTGTAGAAGAGATTCGTGCTATGGCTTACAATCCAATTAATACAGCTGCTCCAGCTAAATTGGGTGTCGCTAACAGCCAGACTGCTGCTAACGCTCCAGTTGTTGCTACTGATGCTATTCGCGATCAAATCTTCAGCCAAGCTGGTCTTCCTGAATTCTATGGTGTTAGCATCATGGAAATTCTTGAACTTGGTGTTGGTAAGAAGTTTAACACTATCTTCGATACAGTCGCTGGTTCTACTCAATACGCTGGTTATGGCGGTGGAGCTGCTACTGATTTCGACGGTTCCGCTGAAGAAATTCTTATCGGTCTTGACAGAAGTCGTGATTCTCTAATCCGCGCCGTTGCTGTTGACTCTGATACTGGTTCTGAATTCACTCTTGTTGCTGATGATCAGTACACGCTTCGTCAGGGCAAGATTGGTTACTACGGCGGTCTCGAAGAGGGTCGTATGGTTCTTGATAACCGCGCTCTCGTCGGCCTCATCATGTAATCATAACGCAACACAAACAGGTGCCATCCGAAAGGGTGGCACCTTTTTTATTTTTTAAATTAATCTTTTATTTCTTATAATAAATATATGGCAAAATCTAAAAAGAAGTCAAGTGAATTGGATAATTTAAATCTAGCTGATGGACAAATTAATGAAGATCTTGATATTCAAAAAGTAAAACAGTTAGAAGATATTTTAGGTATTAAAAAAGTAAATCCTTTTGGTACTTATAATTTAGATGTATTTAAAGAAAAGTTGAGTGAAATGACAAATTTAGATATGCAAAAACTATGTGAGCGAGTTGGTATATTCGCAAGTGGTTCGCGACAAGAGTTGCGTGATAAATTATTGCGCGAATTTAAATCAATTGGTCGCGGCACTATTTCAATGACTACAGAAAGTCCAGCAGTAAAATTAGATCCAAATAATCCATTACATAAAAAGACATTAAAAATATTAGGAGAAATATAATTTTCATTTCTTTTATTTTCAAAGAAGTGTAATTGTATATGTGGCAACGCAATTATCTGTAATTAGAGGCGATTATCTTTGTACACAAACAATTAATTTATCTTCATCTACTGATGATTTTACGAATTTGAGTTGTACTGGTCAAATTCGTCCTCATCCAGATGGTGATTTATTATATGAATTTGTGCCAACAATTGATTACGCTGCACCATATAGTGGTTCAGTATCTTTTACTATTCCAGCAAATGTAACAAGAAATTTTCCACCCATTAATTTATATGGAGATATACATTTTTATTCTCCAGATATAAAAGATAAAACTCTTTTTGAGTTTAGATTAAATGTATTGCAAGATGTAACACATTTATAAAAATATGGCTTCGATTGATGTAAATGTACAAAGTTGCGGTAATACGATTGATGTCAATTTAAAACCTAATCCTATTATTTCAGTTGATGGAGTAAGTGGTGCAAGCGGTTCTTCTGGTTCCAGCGGTTCCAGCGGTACGAGCGGATCATCAGGATCATCAGGATCTTCTGGTTCAAATGGCTTAAGCGGTTCAAGCGGTACGAGCGGATCTTCTGGTTCATCTGGATCAAGTGGTTCAAG